TATAGTTCAAGAACGCGTGAAATGACGAAAGGACGATGACAAGAAAAGCAAAAGCGAAAAGACGCGATAATTCAAAAGGCGTTAGAACGTAAAAAAAACGAGATCGCAAAAAAACTTGAAATTCCGGTTGAAGATTTATTCGCTATTAAAAAGCAAGCGATCGAACTCATGAAAGCAAAATTAAACCAATATGCAAAAAGGCGAAAAGAAAATCCGGACGACACGCCGATAAATATAAAGGACGTGGACAAAATCCGAAGAATGTCAAAGACGGAATTATGAGAACCGACGATTGTTGCGAAGAATGAATGAAAAACAACCATTGAATCAAATTGACCGTTGGTTGCAATAATCCGTTCGGAAGAAAGCGAAGATGAAACCGAAGAAGACGACGAATAATCGTCTTTTTTTATATTTGCAATTTAATAAAAAAATAATATAAAAATATTATTCTATCATCGATGATAAAATAATATAATGTTTGAAAAATGAAATAATTTTTGAAAAAGGAATCGGAGAATGTCCGATAATAAAAAAAAGTGGTTGCATTTGAATTTGTTGGTTGCGTTCTTTTGAATATCACGCCAAGCAATAAAAAATGAATGTTGCAAAATGAAAATCGATTTGTCCGATGAATTTCAAGTTTCGGTTTATATCAAAAACAAATTAAAATGACAAATCAAATAAAACTATTTTGAAAGCAAACAAAGGTTCGAGATATTTTGACGGATCAGAAAAATCCAATCCTTGAACTTTTAATTGGGGGCGGTGCGTGATGATCCAAAACGTTTACGGGTTGTCTTCGGATCGTGACAATGTGTTTGAATTACCCTTGAACGCGTCGGGGTTTATGACGTTCAAAAATGAAAACTTTGAAAATGACTTCTTTAAAAACTTTGACAAAACTTTTAACGAATCAATTTTGATTGGTTGAATGAAAACATTTTAAAGTCACATGATCAAACGATCCGCAAACACCGAACACCGTAATTTTTTGGAATGGTTCAGAAATTTTATTACTCGATTTAAAATATTACCCGTCACTCGATCCGGATTTTGACGATTTATGATCTCTTGAATTGACGGGGTGATTTATTGACGAAGCCGTGCAGATTTCCCACAAAGCATATCAAGTTTTTTCTTCACGTATTGGAAGACGAAAGAACGACGAAAACGGATTAAAGCCAATGCTTCTTTTATCATGCAACCCGTGAAAAAATCGAGTTTATCAAGATTTCTATAAACCACAAAAAGCGGGAATAATTGAACCGCATAAAAAATTTATTCAGATTCTCGCAACCGATAATCCATATTGTCCGAAAGATTATATTCAAAAACTTTCACTCATGCCCGACTGACCGATGAAACAAAGATTGTTTTATTGAAATCGGGAATATGACGACGACACAAATAAAGTTTATTCTTATCGTGATTTGCAATCGATATTTTCAAACGTTTGAACGACTGGCGAAAAATATATTATTACCGACGTCGCTTGATCCGGAAAAGACACGACCGTCGTTTCTGTTCGAGATTGACGAAAGGTTATTGAATGGATTATTGAAGAAAAATCCACGCCGGAGTCTGTCAAACATATTATGCAACAAAAACAAATCGAATATAATGTTAAAATAAAAAATATGGTTTATGATTGATCTTGACTTTGACGGTGATTGTCCGGTTTAGGTTGTGAAATCTTTCAAGGTGGTTCAAAACCAATTCCAACGAAAGACGCAACCGAACAAGAAAAAGAATGATTGAATAAAACTTATTTGAATTTGCGTTCGCAATGCTTCTTTATGCTTGCGAAACGAATCAAGGACGGTTCGTTGTCTATTCCGAATATTTCGGAAGATTTACAAACAAGAATTATTGAAGAACTCGACGTTATTCAAGCATGGAAAATCGAAAAAGACTGACCATTGCAGATTATACCAAAAGACGAAATAAGGAAAATTTTATGACGTTCGCCCGATCTCGCCGACACTATTTCAATGCGTGTTTATTTTGAACTTATAGAAAGAAACGATCCAATGTTTTATTAAACAAATAAAAAATGAAAATTGCCCCACCATTTATTGATCAAAAAATATTCGATTGATTAAAAAGCCGTGAAAAAGCATATTTGATTTTTTTATTTCAAAAACGCTTTACAAAAAAGCAAATAATGAAAAAACTTTTTATTGATAACGAAAGGACGTTTCAAAGATTACAAAAGAAAATGTCGGATTTAATAAAACGTCAAAATGACGCAAAATCAAAAAAAGCAATTGAAATCAAAAAAAATTCCTATAAAAAGAAAATATAAAAATTTTATTTTCTTTTCATTATATCATGTCAAGATACATTTGAAGAAAAATCAATGTCGGATTCGGAAAAGAAACGACAAGATGAACAGCAGTCACACCCGCAATTCGAGTGCCAAAGGCTTCTCTTGATTTCGAAGATAAATCTGAAAAAGTTATTGACGAAAGTTCAATCGGAGTTATCGAAGACAGTTTTGACGGTCACGTTTCAAAACAATATGCGGAGTGATCTTTTGAATGCAACGTTTACGCAAACGCAATTTGATTGATTTTATTAAACGTTTTTTGAAGCGTTTCAACTTCTTGATCAAGTGGAGAATACACTCACGCTTTTTCAGTAGCTGAAACCAACCAGCACCAATCTTTAACAATTGGACTTGCTGACGATACGCAAGATAGACAATTTCCGCTTGCAATGGTTAATTCATTTGAGTTAAACGCAAGCACCGGAGATTTCGTTAAAGCGACTGTTGATTTTAGATCAAAGAAATGAGCAGACGCGAGCTTGACACCAAGTTATTCAAACGATTTTGCGTTATTAGGAAAAAACGTTCAAGTTTATCTCGCAGATAGTCTTTCATGATTAGATTCTGCAAGTGCAATAAAAGCCACAAACTGCACATTGACTATAAATAAAAATCTTGAAGACGTTGACGTTCTTTGAAGCGTTGAACCAGACGATTTCTGCAATGCACAATTCACCGTTGAATGAAGCATTGAATTATTATGGGACAACGAAGATTATAAAGATATGTTCATGGATTGAGACAAAAAAGCAATTAGAATTGAAATAATCGATTCAAATTCAACTCTTTCATCATGACACCCAACATTGTCTTTTGATCTTGCGAGTGTAATTATTACTGAATTCGCAAAAACTCAAGACAACGACGCATTAGTTCGTCAAGGATTGACTCTTAAAGCGTTATATTCAATGAGTGATTCAAAGATGATAACTGCAAAATTGATAAATTCACAAAGTTCATATTAGTTTTATTTTGTAAAGATAGAAAAATGCTATTGACAGAACAACTTGCAAAAGAGCTTTCAGAAAAACTTTCATGATTTAATATAAAAGAAATCGGGGAAGATTGAACGTTCAAAGTTGTTGCAAGCGACGAAACCGTTGATCGTGCCGGTGAAGTCATTAAAGTTTCTTGACGGGATTTAGTGAACTTCTTAAAAAATCCAGTTATAATCGCAAATCATATTTATAGAGTTGAAAATATAATTGGAAAAGCGACAAGCGTTTTCGTTGAAAATGATAAACTCGTTGTTGAATGAGTTTTCGCAACAACCGAACTTGCACAAGACGTTCGTAAATTATACGACGGCGGATTTATCAAGACCGTTTCAGTTTGATTTATTCCACTTGATCGCGACGAAAATAATCCAAGAATAATCACAAGAGCCGAATTATTGGAAGTTTCTTTCGTTCCCGTTCCATGTAATCCAAACGCTTTATCATTATGAAAAGAAGTCGTTGAAGATTTAATTTCAAAATGATTGATTGTAAAGGAAGAAGAACAAAGCGAAGAACCAAAGGAAGAATGAAACCCGAACGAAGAAGCTGAAGCAAACGCGACCAGCGAAGAATGAAACGAGAGTCAAGAAAATCAACTTGACAATGAAGAAGAAAACAATAATCATGAAAATGAAGAAGAAGATTTGAAATCGATTCTTTCAGAAACGAAAGAAATATTAAACGAAACAAAATCACTTCTTTCAAACGTAAAGGATTTATTATCAAAAGATAACGCGGACGACAACGCGGGCGAACTTGAAGACAAGGACGCTAAAATCAGAATGCAAAAAGAAGCGTTGCAAAACGTTTCAAAGGTTGTGTCAGACTGTTTGCATAAAATTAAATTGTAAAACTCTTTTTTATCTTTTTATTCATTACGACAATGGATCAAAAACAACTTCAAGAAACACTCGAAACAACTTTAAAAGAAGTTTTGCCATGAGTAGTTGACGCAACAGTTGACGCTAAAATGGACGAGAAAGTTTCAAATTTAGAAAAAGCAATTGCCGATCTTAATGCAAATATTAAGAAAGGAATTGACGAAGAAGAAGAAAGCACAAACGAAGCAAAAAAGACAATGTGAAAATTCTTCAAAGCACTTGCAAAGTGTCATAACGACGCTGAAGTTGCAAACGTAAAAGCAACTTATTTAAACGAATGAACTGACTCTGAATGATGATACATGGTGCCAGTTGAATTCGCAAGAGAAGTTTTCAAAGTAGCTGGAGACGCTGGAGTAGTTAGAAAATATGCAAGAATTATTCCAATGTGAACAGATACAAAGAATATCACAACAATAACAAATTCAATCACTTGTTATTGGACTGACGAATGAGAAACATATACTGGAAGCAAACCAACACCAGGACAATGCCAGTTAATTGCTTATAAAATGACAGCTTTAGTTTCTGCAACAAACGAATTGATCGAAGACAACATGACAGATCAAGAAGTTTGGTCTTTAGTTTCAGAGTTAATCGGAGAAAAGATCGCAGAATTTGAAGATGAAAACGTTTTAGTTTCTTCAAGTAAGTTTACAGCTTTACTTGCTGACACAAACGTTAATGTCACAAATATGGCAACTGGTGAAGAATTTAAAGATATTTCATACGACGATTTGATTGATATAATCAGAAGCGTTCCAATGAAATATAAAAAAGGTCAACCAAGATGGTTTATGAATCAAGATATAGTAAAACATATCGAAAAAATTAAAGATTTAGACGGTGAACCAATTTTCCATTCTTCAAGATCATTGAGAGACGGACAAATTGAAAGCTATCTTCTTTGATACCCAATCGAAATAATTGACTCTATGCCTTGAGACACAACAAGCGGTGCAGAAAAAGCATTCGTTTTGTTCGGAGACCTTAAAAACTGGGCTTTCGGAGATAGACGCCAGCTTTCACTTTCTGCTTGATACATGAGCGGAAACTGGGAGAAAGATATTCAATCTCTTAAAGCAAACGAAAGAATCGCTTGAAAGGTTATATTCCCTAAAGCATTCGCAGTTTTGAAGACATGAGTTGCAAGTGCTTAATTTGCGATAATATAACAAAGGCGGAATTTATTTCCGCTTTTGTGAATATTGTTTCAGATTTTATTTTGTAAACAATCAAATCATGGCAAAGAAAAAAGACAACGTTTCAAATGATTTAAACGAAAACGTTAAAAACGAAAACGAGTTGGAGAACACACCAACCGAAGAAGAAAACAACGCGGAAAATTCTCAACCCGCCGAAACAGATGAGAAAAAAGACAACGTTTCAAATGATTTTAAAGACAAAATTCAAAATACTTCTATTGATCGCGTTAGAGTTATTGCGAAATATAATCACGGATCATTTGATAAAGGCGTTGAATATGAAATTTCAAGAAAAACTTTAGAAAGCTACAACGGAATATTTGAAATTTTATAAAATAATCAAAAATTAAAATGGACGTTTGCATTTTATCGAAAAAAATATAAAAGATAAATGCAGACGTTTTTTATTAGATATTTTCAAAAACAATGGCAGAAACAACCGACGCACAAAATTTAGCAAAAGCCGTAGCTTATGTGAAAACGGTTCTTTGAATATCTTGAAGCGATCAAGACACTATTTTATGAATTTATATTCAAAGTGCGGTTGCGAAAATTTACGAAATAACTTGAATTGATTTATTGCAACTTTGAGCCGTCGAAAAAAAGTTTGATTGAGCTTGACAAAAAATATTATTTTTACCAAGTTATATTTGAGAATTAGAGAAAGTGCAATATAATTCAAACCAACGATGAATGCCAAACCGAACGGATTTTGAAGAAAATTCATATTTATTAAAAGAAGATTGACAGCTTGTTTTTAAAAATGCGTTGCCAAGATGATATTGAAATATTTTGGTTGAATATAAATATTCGTTCGATGATTTTGATTCAACGCCAAGAAGTCTTGCAGATTTAAAACTCGCACTTGCTTTATTAGTTGGAAATATTCAGTCAACTCAAAAATCGACTTGAATTTCAAGCGAAACCGTTTCTTGAACTTCAATCACTTTTGATAAAACGACTATGACAAGCAACGTCACAATGCTTATTGATAAATATAAAGTTTTTGCATTATAACGAAAAGAAATCATGACAATGTTTCAACTCGATTATTCAACTGCAACCGTAAAACGTTTGGTTTATGCGGAAGACTCAAACGGGAATAAAAAAGCGACTTATACTGGATCATGAGTTTCAGTTAAATGATACCTTTCGCCCGAATCAAAAAGCAATCAAGAAGTTTGACTCGATAGATTTTGACAAGTTTATAATTTTGAATGTGACGCACCTTTCGACGTAAAGGAATCAGATATTTTAACAATAAATAATGTAGATTATGAAGTTAAATCTTTTGCCCACGTGAAATGAATAATGATTGATAGAATTCGCGTTGTTTTAGTTCTTCCAAAAAACGAATAATGATTGATATTGAACGAAAAGAAAAACAGCTTGAACAAATAACGAAAAAAATGTCACCCGAAACCGTTCAAAATATGTTGGATCGTTCAATAAAGAAATCCGTAATATTATTGGAAAGATACGCAATCCAAGAAACACCAACGGATCAATGACGTTTAAGAAATGATTTTCACACGGAGTTTAGAAAATCTTACGGACGCTTATTTAATCCGACGGATTATGCGGTTTACGTTCATGAATGAACCCGTCCGCATTATGCCCCAAAAGATAAATTGCAAGGGTGGGCGAACCGTCATTGAATAAACGTAAACGTCTTGCGATTATCAATCGCGAAGAAGTGAACAAAAGCCAATCCGTTTATGGATCGTGCGGTGGATCAAGGAGAAAAACAAGTTGACGAAATATTCTCAAAAGAAATAGATCAAATGTTTTATGAAATAATAAAATAAATCATGATAAAAATTCAAGACGTTAGAAATGCGATAAAATCAAAACTCGATACGTTGACGTGAGACGGAAAAGTTTTCGTTCAAGCGTCAAGCGTTTTCACTCAAAAAGCAACCGGATTTCCTTTTGTAATGTTCGAGCCGTCTGAAATGTCGAGCGTTTACGAAGACACGGCGAACAATTACAGAAATTTTATATTTCAAATTGTGATCGTTCAAGAAATGAATCAAATTTCCCGTGCCGACGCAATGGACATTTTATTAAATTGTTTTGAACAAATGGTTGACGCGTTCGATCAAGATTGGACGCTTTGATGAGTTGTTCAACAAGTGGACGCAACAAACGGAAATTTCGGAGAAATCGACATGGAAAAATGACCGTGTCTTTATTTATCAAGCAATTTAAATTGCCGTGTTTTAGTTCCTATTGTATAATCAAAATGAAAGAAATCAAATTTTTCCCAAGAGAAAAAGACAGAAAGCCGGAAGAAGTCAACGCACCGGTTGAAGAAACAAAAGACGTTGAAAAAGATTCAAAGAATGATAATAATTGAAAAAAGAAATCCTTTAATTCCAAAAAATAAAAAAATGGATTGGATCAAAAACATTAAAAACATTTTTTCAACAAAAAAAGCGTTTGTTGAAACGTCTTGAAATTGAATTGACGATTGATTATTCGTTGACTTGTTTAATGAGTATTCAAGCCGTGATTTACATAAACTTTCAAAAACCGATTATTTGAATTTTTACAAATGACGGTGTTTTGTTGCGGTTTGAACTATCGCCCAAGCCGTTTCCCAATTAGATCGTCAAGTCACGGACGGAAAATGAAAACCAATAAATGATCCATTGCTTGATTTAATTTCGGACGAATTTTTGTTGAACGTTGTTTCTTATATGAAATTAAACGGGTGAGTCTATATTTGGAAAAATATGGTTTGAAATAAAGTTGTAAATTTACACATATTGCGTCCAGATTTGGTTCACGCAATTTTGAACGATACGAAAACAGCGATTGATCATTATGATTATAATTATTCGCCAAATAAGAAAAAAAGATTCGAAGTAGATGAAATAATTTCAATTCAAAATTTCAATCCGCTTTACCCATACCCTTTGAATATTGATTGACTTTCAGACGTTCAAGCGATAGCAACTGCAATTGACGCAGATTATCAAGCGTCAAAATGGAATTGGAAATTCTTTTATAACAACGCGAGTGTTGACGGAGTTCTTGAAACCGAACAAAATCTTTCACCCGAAAACGTTGAAAAAATCCAAAATAAACGAGATCAGAAATATCGTTGAACGGACAACGCACATAAAATTTGAATATTGACTGGTGGTTTAAAATATAGAGCAGTAAACCCAAGTCAAAAAGAAATGGATTTTGTTGAAAGTCGTCGCTTTAATCGTGACGAAATATTATGATTCTTTAAAGTTCCAAAAGCAATGATTGGACTTTGAGAATGAAGCGGAAACAATTTGAACGTTCGTGCTTATGAGCAGATTTTCGCACGTCAAGTTGTGAAACCACTCGCAAAAAGAATAGCACGATCATTAAATTATGAATTATTCGGAGAATGAAAATGGTTTGAGTTTGTGAATATCGTTCCAAACGATCTCGAACAAACGCGTCAAGATTGGTTGGCAAACTGAATGACTTTAAACGAGTTTCGTGCAACGAGAAATCTTCCGCCAGTTAAAGACGGTGACAAATTACGTTCCGCATATATTTTGGGGGCGTATGGTGCATGAAGCGATTCATGAAACGCTGAACAAGAAGTCGTTGACCTTGACAAAGAATTTGAACAACCAATAATGAAAAATCTTGAATTAAAAAAAAAGATTGATTGAATAATTGAAAAATCAATTAAAGAGAAAACTCGTTGAACTGAAGAATATAATCAAAAATATCGAGAAAGGAAAATGGAAAGAAACAATAAATTCGATCAATTATATTTAGATAAAATCGAGAAAATATTTGAAAAACAACAAAAAGAAATTCTTTCAGAATATAAAACTCGATATAAAGAAAACGTGAAAGAATGAAAATCAATAAAGATTGATAAAAAAGCGGAGATGAAATTTCCTTTATTATCAATTGAAAAACGAGCTTTGATTTATTATCAATTCTTGAAAGAAACTCAAAACGAATTGGTTAAAACCGAAGCAGAACAAGCCTTAATTGAAGTTTGACTTGTTCACGATTTCGTTATTTCGGATTCGTTAGAAAAACAATTGATGAAAAATATTCAAAAATTCGCATGATCAATCGACACGGACACAAACAAGAAATTACAAAATAATTTCGAAAAGATATTGTCCGAATGATTATCGTTCGATCAAGGAAAAGATTTATTGCTTGACACTTTCACCGAATTAAAAACAAGTCGTGCCGAATTGATCGTGAGAACTGAAACAGTTCGTGCGTGAAATTGGGGTTCAGAATTATGACGAAAAGAAAGTGGAGTTGTCGAGAAAAAGCAACGATATACAGCCCTTGACGAAAGAGTTTGCGAATATTGTTGACCGATGAATTGAAAAATCGTTTGATTATGAGAAAATTATTTCGATAAATGAGATGTTTTAATTTGAGTGAATGGCGGAGAAATGAAACTTGATTATTCCGCTACGCCTTACCCACCTTTGCACCCGAATTGCCGTTGTGTAATTCTTCCGGTGATTGAATAAAGTTTTAATTATTAAAAAATAATAAGTATGGAAAAAACCTTTTGACAAGACAAGATCGTTTTCAAAGAAAAAATCAACATGAAAGAACGACAAAAGATTTCAAGTATTGTTAGAAAACGACAAGAAGACAAAGACGAAATGCAAATGACGTTTGACATTTTCCCAGTTCGAGTTGCTTCAATAAATTGAAACACCGAAATGACAGACGATCAGAAAAAAGAATGGATTGAAAACTTAACAGATTTGAATTTATTCAAAGACGTTGCCGAAGTTTTAGGAGAACTTCAAGCGACCGCATGATGACTTGACGAAAAAAAAAAGATAGATTCACTTACGAATTCGACAAAATAGCAAATACGGGAAAATCAGATTTAAACGATCCGGAATTATTGGAAATTATAATCATTGATAAATACCACCGGACACATGAAGAATTTATGAACACCCCGAAAGAAATTATTGATTTGCTATTGCTGAAATGGTGAGCGGACGCAAGAGCCGAAAGGAAAAATCAAAAATCTTTATCAACTAAAAAATAAAATTCATGGCGTCTTCAAAAGTTCTTGAAATTATTGTAAAAGCTACGGATCAAGCGTCGAAATCTTTTGACGAAATTTCAAAGAATTCTCAAAAATTGTCCGATAGTTTGAAGAACGTCAAAAAATATTCCGGAATAGCAACGACAGCCCTTGTTTGATTATGAACCGTTATGGTGAAACAAGCAACCGACATTGAGCCGGTGAAAAACGCGTTCGATAATTTAACGAAAACGGTTGGTGAAAGTTGAGACGCAATGTTGAAATCTTTAAAGCAAGCGTCAAAATGAGCCGTTTCGGAATATGATTTAATGCTTTCTGCAAACAGAGCATTAAAATTATGAGTGACGCAAAACACGGACGACATGACGGACTTGATGAAAATTGCGAGACTTTACGGACAGCAAATGTGACAAGACGTCACGCAATCTTTTAATGATATTGTGACTTGACTTTGAAGATGAAGTCCAATGATTTTGGACAACCTTTGAATTATTATCGATTCTGAAAAAGCGTATGAAGATTACGCAAAAACATTATGAAAGAGTTCAAAGGAATTGACAAAAGCCGAAAAGACGCAAGCATTAGTAAATGCGACACTCGTTGAATGAAGAAAAGCCCTTGACGAATTTTGAGAACCCGCACAAACAATGGCGGAAAGATTCGCACAGTTGAAAAACACTTTCGTCGATATTTGAACGAAAATTTGATCCGCATTATTACCAGTCGTTCAAAAACTTCTTAATGCTATTCAACCCGTTATAAATAAAATCGCCGATTGGATTGAAAAAAATCCAGAGCTTGCTTCAAAAATATTATTGGTGACGACAGCGATCACTTGATTGATTTTCGTTTTCAGTTCGTTGCCTTGAATTATATCGAGCGTGACTTCTTGATTATCTCTTTTAATGTCGCCAATTGGTTTAGTTATTGCATGAATCGCCGCACTTGCACTTGCATGGGCGACGGATTTTTGATGAATTAGAGAAAAGACGGCGGAAATAGTTTGAAAAATTTCGGACATTATAAAACCACGACTTGATAAAATCAAAGCGTTTTGGGAAGAACACGGCGAAGAAATAATGACCGCTTTATCGGTTTTGCGAGACGCGGTTGAAAATATATTCAAAGCGTGATTAGACATAATCGGTTGAATTCTCGAATGAGCATTTCAAACGATTGATATAATTATGAAAATTTTCACATGAGATCGGGAATGAGCGTGGAATTGAATTGTCGATTTAACAAGGAACACTCGAGAAACAATTCAACAAGTGACGGAAGATTTATTTTGACCGTTGCTTGATTGGATCGCAGATAAATTGACGCAAGCACGAAATCGGATCACGGAAAAAGTGACCGCGATAAAAGATTCCGTTATTGGAAT